AATGGTAGTCCAGGTACAGGCGCAAACTACAAAGAATATACGTATAAAGATTATTACGCAGAACCAGAACCAGGTAATGATGTTACAGGTGAAAAACTTGTTTTTAGATTAATAGATTGGGTTTCAAAAAGAAGTCATTGGGATAGACAAGCAGCTAGTGAATGTGGTTGGTTAGAAACAATTGATGCTGAAGGAGTAGGAAAAGTAAGAGCAAAATTTGACACAGGTAATGGTACAAAAGCTTGCGCTTTACACGCTGATGAAATATTAGAAGAAAGTAAAAAAATTATTAAATGGAAATACAATGGTAAAACTTTTTCTAAACCAAGACACGGTACAAGTGAAGTATATAGAGCAAATGCTGATGGTGAAGAACCCTCAGAAACAAGACCAACAATATTAATAGATTTAACATTTAATGGTTTTACTTACAAAGATATAGAAGTAGGATTAGATGCAAGACCAAGATCAGGTTCGGATTTACTTATCAATAGAGATGTCATGCGACAAATGAACGTAAGTGTGAATCCAAATAGAACTTTTGTGTTAAGTAAAAGATTAAGACCAGTTGAAAAAGAAAACAACATTGACAAATAGGTCAATTTGTGTTATATTATAAACAATAAGGAGTTATTATGTCAGATGTGAAAATAATGAGATTATCTACAGGCGAAGATATTATTGCAAAAGTTGTAGATAAAAATGTAGAAACAACCAAACTAAGTAAACCTTTTGTAATTATACCTCATCAACAAGGACCAGGCCAACCTGTACAATTAATGATGACTTTGTATAGTCCATATTCAAATAGTGACGACATTGAAATTAAATCTCAAAATATAATTTCATCAGTTGATCCTAAAAACGAAATACTTAAATCGTATCAACAAAATACGAGTAGTATATTAACACCACCGGGATTAATTACAGAAACCAAACTACCTAAAATAGTTAAATGAAAAAAATTAAAGTAACTTTTTATTATGATAATAATAAAAAATCAGAAACAGTTGAAGCACCTGTACATCATACTTTAATGGAAGCTTCAAAGTATTATTCTGAAAATAATTACATTCCAGGAATAGATGCTGATTGTGGTGGTAGTTGTGCTTGTTGTACTTGTCACGTAATAGTAGATGACAATTGGATTAAAAAAGTTGGTAAACCAAAAGAAACAAGTGCTGAACAAGAACTTTTGGATTATGAACACAAAGCTACAAACAATAGTAGATTAGCTTGTCAAATTAATCTAACAGAAAAACTAGATGGTTTAATTGTACGTATCCCTTAATATAAATTATTATATTATTGTAATCTCTTTATTATGAATTTTTACAATGATCTTAAAACCAATTAATAAATATGATGCAGCAGATTTTGTTTCTACTAGACATTATTCTGCAGTAATGCCTAGACTTACAAAATATTATCTAGGTTATTTTGATATTGAAGAATTAGTCGGTGTTATTACATTTGGTTGGGGAACAAGACCAAAACACACAATACAAAAATTATTTCCTGAGTTAGATACAAAAGATTATTTTGAAATTGGTAAGATGTGTTTAGATGATAAATTATTAAAAAATAGTGAATCACAATTATTATCAAAATCTATTTCTTGGTTAAAAGAAAATACTACTATTAAATACTTATTTACTTGGGCAGATGGGTTAGTGGGCAAACCTGGATATGTTTATCAAGCTGCTAATTTTCTATATGGAGGATATTCTTTTACAGATACATATGTGTCAGAAACAGGTGAAAAAATACACCCAAGAACATTACAAGGCATAATACCAAATACTAAAAATCGTAAAGTAGGTATGAGACCAAATCCTGAACAATTAAAAGAATTAAAATTAAGTAGAGTTAAAGGTAAACAATTTCGCTATATTTACCCTATGAGTAAAAAGTATAGAAAAATGTTAAAAAAATCTACAGTAACATGGACAACTAACTATCCAAAAGGAAAAGACTTACTGTGGAAAATAAAAAAACCAAATGATAGTGATTATACGACAACTAGTAAAATACCATTTGACTTATCAAAGGAATACGTGTTTAATAAAAAAAATATAGAATCATTTAAGAGAGGTACATTAAGTGAATTTTTATAAAAATGTCATAGAACATAGAGGTAAACTTTTAGTAAGAGGTATACTTGATGGTAAAGAGTATAGAGAAAGAATTGATTTTCAACCAACCCTTTACGCAATCACACAACAAGAAACAGAATTTAAAACACTTAATGGTCAGTGTTTAAAACCAATTCAATTTGGAAGTATATCTAAGGCAAGAGATTTTAAAAAAAATTATAATACAGATAACGCACCAATCTATGGTATGGATCGTTATCAATATCAATATATTTCAAATGAATTTTCTGGTGACATTGTTTTTTCAAAAGAACATATAAAGATATTTACTGTTGATATAGAGTGTAGTGCTGAAAATGGTTTTCCAGATGTAGAAAATCCAACAGAAGAAATACTTGCCATTACAGTTAAAAATCAATCTAATAAACAAATTATTACTTGGGGCACAGGTGAGTTTAAATCTGATCGAACAGATATAACTTACGTTAGATGTAATTCGGAAAAAAAACTTATCATGGAGTTTATGAAGTTTTGGATTAAAAACTATCCTGATGTAATTACAGGTTGGAATACAAAGTTTTTTGATATACCTTATCTATTCAATCGCATTAGAAATCTTGTAGATGAAAAAATATTAAAAAGATTTTCTCCTTGGAATCTAGTGGAAAGAGAATCAATTGTAGTAAGAGGTCGACCACAAACACACTACAACATATTTGGTATAGTAATGCTGGATTACTTAGACTTGTATCAAAAGTTTATACCACAAAGACAAGAAAGTTACAAATTAGATTATATTGGTAAAGTTGAATTAGGAATACAAAAAGATGAAAACCCATATGATACATTTAGAGATTGGTATACAAAAGATTTTCAATCGTTTATTGATTACAATATCAAAGACGTTGAAATCGTTGATAGACTAGAGGATAAACTAAAACTTATTGAACTAGTTTTAACAATGGCCTATGAGGCAAAAGTAAATTATAATGATGTATTCTCACAAGTTAGAATGTGGGATATGTTAATTTATAATTATTTAAAAAAAGAAAACATTGTTATTCCACCAAAGGAAGACAATGTAAAGGAAGACAAGTATGACGGCGCTTATGTAAAAGATCCGTTAATAGGTATGCATAACTGGGTAGTTTCGTTTGACATAAACTCTCTATACCCACATTTAATTATGCAATACAACATCTCCCCTGAGAAAATCATTGGCGTAAAATCAGCAGGCATATCAGTTGATAAGTTATTATTACAGGCGACACCGCTAACTTATCTAAAAACTGAAGGCGCTTGTATTACGCCAAATGGTGCAATGTTTAAAACAGATAGTCCAGGGTTTCTTCCAAGACTTATGGAAAGTATGTACAATGATAGAGTTAAGTTTAAAGATTTAGAATTTTCAGCAAAACAAGAATATCAAAAGACAAAAGATAAAAACTTATTAAAAGAAATATCTCGTTGCCATAATATACAATGGGCTAAAAAGATTGCACTAAACAGTGCGTATGGCGCAATTGGTAATCAATACTTTAGATATTATGATGTAAGACAAGCAACAGCAATCACTACTTCAGGTCAATTTGTTATTCGCTTTATTGAAAAAAATATAAATGAGTATATGAATAACATATTAAAGACACACGATAAAGTAGATTATGTTATTGCATCAGATACAGATTCCATTTATCTTTGTTTAGATAAGTTAGTAGAACAAGTGTGTAAAAATAAACCTAAAGACCATGTATTAAGATTTATTAACAAAGTTGTTGATACAAGAATACAACCTTTTTTAGATAAGTGTTTTGCTGAACTTGCTGATTATACAAATGCTATGGGAAACAAAATGGTAATGAAACGAGAAGTAATTGCTGATAAAGGTATTTGGACTGCTAAAAAAAGATATATGTTAAATGTATTAGATGAAGAAGGTATTACGTTTGATGAACCTAAATTAAAAATTATGGGTATTGAAGCAGTTAAGTCATCAACACCTGAAGTATGTCGTGGTAAAATTAGAGAGGCCATTAAACTTATAATGACTAAAGGTGAAATTGATTTACAAGATTTTGTTGCCAAGTTTAAAGATGAGTTTTACAATATGTCAGCAGAACAAATATCTTTTCCAAGGTCTTGTAATAATCTTGCTAAATATAAACATAGTAGTAATATTTTTATTAAAGGAACTCCAATACACGTTAAAGGTGCTTTAATTTATAATCATCAAATAAGACAACACAAACTATTAAAGAGATATCCATTGATACAAGAAGGCGATAAGATTAAATTTCTTAAATTGATTGAAGCAAATCCATTTAAATTTGATGTTATTAGTTACATAACAAAGTTACCACCAGAATTTACTTTACAAAAGTATATTGATTATGAAGTACAATTTCAAAAAACTTTTTTAGATCCACTAAGTTTTATTTTAAATTCAATTGGTTGGACTTATGAAAAGAAAGCAAGTCTTGAGGATTTTTTTGTATGATGTTAAATATATTTTTACTTGCCATTACTATTCATTGGGCGTTTAGATTTGGTATTATATTAGGCGCAAAAACACAAATTAAAACATATCAGTTATGTATTATTATCATAGCTATAAAACTGTTTTTCTTATCGTATGGTATTAAATAGTTTAGATAATTTAAATAAACAATATAAGGTAATTTATGCAGATCCTCCGTGGTATTTTAAATCATATTCGAAAAAGGGAGAAGGAAGAAACGCTACTAAGCACTATCAGTGCCTTAGTCTTAGTGACATTATTTCTTTACCTATTAAGCGAATTGCTGAGAACGATGCAACTCTCTTAATGTGGGTTACCGACCCATTTCTTCAAAAAGCATTTGAAGTCATAGAGGGTTGGGGGTTCACCTATAAGACAGTTGCCTTTACTTGGATAAAGACTAATAAAAAAAGTTCAGGATATTTTACAGGATTAGGTTATTGGACAAGGTCTAATCCAGAGATGTGTTTACTTGCAACAAAAGGTAAACCTAAACGTATGGCAAGTGATGTTCAAC